AGCAGCAAACTCAAACCTTGGTCGATTATATGTACCAGACTGTATTGAATATCGTTGGTATGCCTAACAGAAACGGCGGTTTTTCTACAAGCGATACAGGCTCGGCGGTAATCATGAGGGATGGCCATTCATCGGCGGAATCAAGGTTCAAGTCCGATGAGTTGATGGTCAAGGAATCAGAACGTAAGTTCTTGAAGATTGTTCTGAAAATGATCCGGGATACGGTTGGCACAAGTTTAAGGCTTGCCGATATAGAGACGAAGTTCACCAGACGCAATTTTGAAAACGGCCTTGTCAAGTCGCAGATACTGACTACTATGCTTGCCAGCGACAAGATCGCTCCTGCTCTCGCTTTTGCGAACTGTGGTTTGTTCTCCGATCCGGAGGATGCGGCAAAGATGAGCGCTGAATATTACAAAACGGTGAAAAAAGAGGAGGGGAGGTCGATTGAGGGAGTTCCGTTGTAAGTCTTGTGGGAAATTGCTTTGCAGGATGGACGAGGGAGCGGTCATCTCGATCAAATGCCCTCGCTGTTCAACACTTAACGAAACCGTCAGAGAAGACGTAAACCGCAAAACAGAGGAAAGAACCTCTTAAAAACAATGCAAAAACGTTCAGAGAAGAACTAAAAACGCAAGGAGAAAGAAAAATGGATATTACGAAACTAGAAGGATACAAACCGGAAATGACCGCAGATGAAAAGCTTGCTCTTATCGAGAAGTACGAGCCTGATCTGTCAGGATTTGTGAAGAAGGACCTTTTTGACAAGGCCAGCTCCACTATAGCTGATTTGAAAAAACAGCTTCAGGCAAAAATGACGGACGATGAGCAAAAAGAGGCGAAACGTGCGGAAGAGGCGGAGAAAATCAGGGCAGAGCTGGAAAACCTGAGAAAAGAAAAGTCCATATCGGAGTCAAAGGCGAAGTTTTTAGGCCTTGGCTATGACGAGGCCCTTGCTGATGAAACAGCGAAAGCATTGATAGACGGCGATATGGAGAAAGTATTCGGTAATCAGGCTATCCATCTTGAAAACGTCAAGAAAGCCGCTACAGCCGCAAAATTAGCCGATGAGTCCGTTCCTCCTGCCGGTCAGGGTGCGTCATTGGAAGATCAAAAAGAACTGGAAAAAACCAACAAAATAAGACAGGCGGCAGGATTACCGCCAAAGGAGAGTTAAATTATGGCTAATAGTATTGCACTTGCAAAAAAGTATCTACCTATTCTTGATGAAATTTACAAAGTTTCCGCAAGAACGTCGATTCTTGACGCTCAGGACGTGAATTTCGTCAATGCCAATACCGTGAACGTATTCAAGATTTCGATGGACGGCCTTGGCAATTACAACCGTTCAACCGGGTTTGTCACCGGCGACGTGACCGGAATTTGGGAGAACTTTGTTCTTTCTCAGGACCGTGGACGTTCATTCACCATTGACTCCATGGACGACGAGGAAACCATCGGCATGGCTTTCGGCAGACTGGCAGGCGAGTTCATTCGCACGAAGGTTGTGCCGGAGATCGACGCTTATACTTTTGCTAAGTTGTCGGGAACCTCGAACATCCTCGGAGCAAATGCCGACGTTACAGCAGGTACTACGGATATTCCTACCCTGATCGAGACTGCTACGCAGTTAATGGACGGTCATGAAGTGCCGGACACCGGAAGAATCATCTTTATGTCCGAGCTTTGCTACAACGCACTGAAACAAAAGATCAGCCGTCAGCTTTCCAATGAGGGCGTGGTGAATACAGATGTCGAGTATTACAACGATATGCGTATCATCCGTGTTCCTCAGGCTAGGTTCAATACCGGCATTACCTTGTACGACGGGAAAACATCCGGTCAGGAGTCAGGCGGGTTCATCGTTCCGACCAACAGCTACAAGATCAATTTCATGATCGTTCATCCTTCCGCTGTTATCAAGGTGGCGAAACACGTGTTGCCTAGAATCTTTAATCCGCAGGAGAACCAACAGGCAGATGCTTGGAAGTTTGACTATCGCATCTATCACGACGTTTTTGTTGAGGAAAACAAAGTGAAGGGAATTTATCTGCATCGAGCGAACACGGCAAATAGCTAAAGGAGGCGTTGATAAATGGCTGAGAGAAAACCTAGACCTGTATGGGTAAGGAGTTTCCATCCTGCCGATACGGACAAGAACCTTGATCTGCTTGCCGACGCCATTGAAGTGTTGCTGCCTGATTATCCTGTGCTGACTAAGGACCTTGATGATTCCGTTGAAGTCACTGCCGGAGCGAGCTATACCTTTGACCTTACCGTTGAAGCTGTTGCAAAAGGCGTATTGTCCTATCAATGGCAGCTGGACAACGACGGCAAAGGTTTTGACGACATCCCCGGCGCGACATCGGTTGACTACACAGTAGCAAGCTGGTCGGACGCGACGCATAAAGGGACCTACCGCTGCAAGATAACCAACACCTATAACAACACCACTGCCATCACTTATTCCAATGAGTGCGTGGCTACGACAGCGGCATGACCGGGCAATTTGTAGGCTTGGTTGTTGAGCAGCCGGAAAAACAACCTAAGGTTGAAAAACCGAAGGCTGCTCCACCGAATAAAAAGCCGAAATAAACAAGGAGGTGCGCACGAATGACTGATGAGGAAAAATTGTCAAGCGTAAAGGATATTCTTAATGTTACAGATCAAGACTCACTGCTTAGTGCGTACCTGACCCTTGCCGGGGCCGAGATTATCAACTGGTTATATTCAGGCAGAAACCCTGTTGATACGGTCCCTGCAAGGTATGAAGCAACGCAGGTCATGGCAGTGGTAGCAGGATTCAGCATGGCGGGTGCGGAAGGACAATTATCACATTCAGAGAACGGTATTTCACGTCAATGGAAACATAGCGACATGCTTGACTATATCAGGTCCAACGTCATTCCATTGGCGCAAATTTACTAGGGGTGGTCACATGCGAGTGCTGTTAAAAAACGCACAGCCGTTGTTTATAGCAACGTACAAAGACAAGGAAAAGATCATCGACGATTACGGCAATGAGACGGGAGAGCACAAGATAACGTACAATCCACCGGTTAAAGTGAAGTGGAACGTCAGCTTTGTCGATTCCGATGCGGAAGTGGCGATGTTCGGCATTGATTCAAGAAACGTCATCAGGGTTGTTTCTGACAGGATGGTTGATGAAACGTCGATCATTTGGTTCGGTAAAAAGCCTTCAAGTCCGTTTGTTGACTACGCTCCCAATCATAACTACCGCATTATCGGCGTGAGGCCTTCTCTGAACCATGTGATCTTCTACGCCCAAAAGATCAATACATTTTTGGAGCAGGGAAATGAACCTTGAAATCAGACTGGATGAAAAATCAATCAATCATGCTATCGCTAAATTAAAGGACTACAAAAAAGACTTGGAGCGTAAACGCAGATTATTGATTGAGAAACTTGCCTTGGTCGGCGCTAACGAGGCATCCGTCCGGTTTACTACCGCCATATACGACGGAGTAAACGATGTTGCGGTCAATCTTCGCAGGATTAAGGACGGTTGGGCCATTGTGGCAAAAGGTCAGGCTGTTTGTTTCATCGAGTTTGGCTCAGGTGTTTATCACAACCCTGTAGAACCATACCCTCTTCCTAGACTGGAGGGTGTAGTTGGTATAGGCGAGTATGGAAAAGGCAGAGGAAGTCGTCCTATATGGGTGTACTACGACGAGACAGGCAAAAAGGTATTTACAAGAGGTAATCCTGCCTCTCTCGGCATGTGGTACGCAACGGAGGAAATGCGCCGGTCCATCTTGGATGTTGCTAGGGAGGTGTTTAAGTGATCAATGTTGAAAATATTGTATTCAACACGGTAGCCAACGCTCTACGGGACGAGTTTACTAATATTTTCGTTTCCGGAGAGAATATCGCTGCTCCTTCTTCATTTCCTGCCGCAACGATAGTCGAGATGGATAATTCCATTTATGAATGGAGCATTGACTCGTCCTCTCCTGAAAATCATGCTGTGCTGATGTATCAGGTGGACGCCTATTCCAACAAAACAAGCGGCAGAAAGGCAGAAACGAAGAAGATCATCTCTAATATCGATTCGACGATGTTAGAGCTTGGTTTTGTTCGTGTCTCCTGCTCGCCGATGGTCAATATAGACAGCTCTATTTATCGCATGGTAGCCAGATATCGTGCGGTAGTAGGCAAGTACGAAGAAGATTATTTATCATTCCACAAATAGGAGGAAATTATGGCTAACGAACTTTCAACTGCCGGCGTACTGGTCAAGTATGCGGTGGAATCCACCGGAGGCACAAGGCCGACGACCGGTTATACAACAATCCCCAATATCAAGTCAACACCTTCGCTTAACCCTGAACCGGCAAGCATACAGGTAACGGACTTGTCTGACGCGGAATGGCATCGCTACATCCCCGGCCTTAAAGACGTAGGTGGAGCATTGCCGTTTGTCGCTAACAACACAAGCCAGTTTCAGACCGCTTGGGCCGCTCTTGTTTCCGCTGCTGAAACAGCAAAAGCAGCCAATAAAGCGACATGGTTTGAGATTACGATTCCGGGCCTTACAAACAGCTTTTTCTTTGCCGGTATGCCTTCCGACCTTGGCCTAGAGGCTATGGAGGTTGGCAGTGTTGCGGAGATTTCCGCTTATGTCACGCCTAATCAGGTTGCAGGATGGGCAACGAAATCGACCTAATGGGAGGTTATCATGGCTAATGAATTATCAACAGCCGGTGTCACCGTTGGGTTTGCCATTGCGTCTTCAAGGCCCTCCTCAGGGTATCAGAGAATACCGGGGGTGAAATCTACCCCCGGCCTCAACCCTGAACCTACAAGCCAGCAGGTTACGACGCTGGAAGATACGGAATATCACCGGTATATAAGAATCTTAAAGGACCCGTCAGGAGCATTGCCTATTACGTGCAACAATACGAACGAGGTACAGGCTGCATGGTACACGCTTTGCAAGCTGGCGGAAAACTCAAAGGCTTGGTTTGTCATCAATATACCCGGCTTGAGCAAAGCGTTCTATTTCAGCGCAGAGCCTTCTTTATTGGGCGTTCTTGGAATGGACGTAGACACCGTGGCCGAGATCACAGCATATATCACGCCTACGGGAATAGCGGGCTGGCAGAACAAACCTACAAAACCGGCGGTGTATATCACGCCTATAACAACGCAGGAGCTGACGTCTGACGGCAGTCCGATTACATTGACGCCTGTTCTTGACAACGAGGATGCGGTCATCAATTCCGTTTCGTCGTCTAATCCCGGTGTTGCTACCGTTACAAAGAACGGTGCGAATGTTGTGATCACCTACGTCGGGCCGGGCCAGTGCGACATTACTGTTGCGACAGATGCAGGAACAAATTATTCAGTAGGAAAAACAATTATCAGGGTTGAATCAACCTAGGAGGTACAAAAATGCCCAGAACTACACTTGATTTCGAGTATAAAGGCAAAGATTATTCACTTGGTTACGACATTGAAACAGTCAAAAAACTGGATCGTTCAGGCTTGCTTGCGGAGATCGCAAGAGGTGGGCGTCCTTTGACAATGACGGAGGATTTGTTCATTGCCGCTTTTGAGGTCAACCATAGCTTTGTCAATCAAAAGGTGCGCAGGGATATTTACAACGAGTTTTCCGAAACAAGCGAGGACGGTTCTTTGCTGGAAGTTTTACTGGAAATGATTAACGAAGTACGAGAGGCCATGACGCCAAAGGGAAACGTTCCGTGGAGGGTGAATCGAGGGTAGATTCTCCCTCCCTTACTTTCAGCGAGTATGCCGATAAGCTTTGCTCATATTACATGGCTATAGGTGTTTCTTTGGACGAATATTGGCATGGAGACCCGACAATGCTCCAATATTACGCCGAGGCGCATGAACTGAAAAACGAGCAGAAAAGCCGTGAGATGTGGCTGCAAGGGCTGTATATCTACAATGCGATGAGCGTTGTGCTCCAAAATGCTTTTGCTAAAAAGGGTTCCGTTCCTGAAAAGTATATGGAGCCTGTAAGGGTTACTCCTTTGACCGAGGAGGAAAAACAAGAGAACGCCGAAAAAGAGCGTCAAAAAATCATTGCTGACCTCACTGCTTGGGGTGAAGCATGGGAAAGGCGGTCTAAGTAATGGCGTTTCAACCGATAGACGAGCTGGTTGTTGAAATAAAATCACGTTCCATGAATGTTTCTCCTGAGATAGACGCATTGTCTAAGTCTCTTGGAGAGCTAAAGCGTGTTGCCAGAGGCGGTGCGGGATTAACTTCCGTCACCAATCAGTTTAATAGATTTGCAGAGGCAATGGGCAAACTGACCGATCCTTCCGGAAAGATCAAAAGGCTTGTTGACGCTTTGCAGCCTTTGGGAACGATCGGCAAAAGCAATCTAGGCACGGCACTGAATCAGCTCAAGAAAATACCGGATATAACCAATGCTTTGGATAATCAGAAATTGACGGAGTTTGCCGCCAAGATTAAACAAGTGACGGCAGCTGTTAAGCCTCTTGCGGACGAAATGAATAAGGTCTCCATGGGGTTTTCAAGACTGCCCAATAACATTCAAAAGGCCATCAATGCCAACGCAAGACTGACAAGGTCCAATAGATCAACAGCCTTCGGGTTTAATATGCTTGCCGGCAAGGTGGCCATCTACGCCGTAACGCTCAGAAGAATAGGCAGTGTTCTGGGATCATGGATAAGAGAATCCACGTCCTACGTTGAAAACCTGAACCTGTTTACAGCCTCAATGGGTGAGTACGCTCAGGAGGCTCAAAGATACGCAGAACACGTCGGAGATTTGCTGGGTATAGACCCTTCCGCTTGGATGAGAAATCAGGGTGTTTTTAATACTTTGATTTCAGGGTTCGGTGTTGCGGCGGACAAGGCGGCGTTGATGTCAAAGAACCTGACGCAGTTGGGCTATGATCTGTCGTCTTTCTACAACATCACTGTATCCGACGCCATGCAGAAGGTTCAATCCGGTATCTCAGGCGAGCTGGAACCGTTGAGGAGATTAGGTTTTGACCTTTCCAAAGCAAAGCTACAGGCTATCGCTCTTGCTCATGGAATAGAAAAGACGTTCAACGAAATGACTCAAGCGGAGAAGTCTCAGTTACGCTACTACGCTGTTATGACGCAGGTAACAGTTGCTCAGGGCGATATGGCTCGTACATTGGAGGCTCCTGCTAACCAGTTGAGAATACTGAGCGCTCAGGCTACTCAGGCTGCAAGAGCATTGGGCAATATCTTTATCCCTGCTCTTAACGCTGTGCTGCCTTATGCAATCGCTTTCCTGAAAGTCGTTCGCTGGGTTGCAGACGAGCTTGCCAGACTGTTCGGGTTCTCTTTGCCTGAGATCGATTATTCCGGTATAGAACGTGTAGCAGGTGGCGCCGAGGATTTGGCGGACGGAATGAACGATGCGGCCAATGCAGCGGAGAAACTGAGAAGAACAATCTTCGGGTTTGACCAGTTGAACCTGATGGCCGGCCCTCAAACGACCGGTGGCGCAGGTGCGTCA